ACATCGCTGTTTGCTGGCGCGGTGTAGGCCGATCCGGCGAGGCGCGTGCTGACTGCGACATCCACGCGGGCCAACTCGGTGGCAAGCTCGGTGCGGACTGCCGTGGCCACGGTGGCGGCGCTTGGAGCTGTGGCTCCGCTGACCGGTGCGTCGATGCGGGCGAGTTCGGTGGCGAGTTCCACGCGCACCTCGTCGGCGATGGCGGCGGCGGTGGGGACGGTAGGCGCGTTGGTCAGGGTTGTGACGGTCGCAAGCGTGCCGCTTGGCGCGAGGCGTGAACTGATGGCGGCATCGATCCTCCCGAGTTCAACAGAAAGCTCGGTGCGGACTTGGCTGGCGATTTCGGCCTCGGTCGGGACATCGGGCGAGTTAGTGAGGGTATCGACCACGCCGCCGGTGATCTCTTTGGTGCTGGCGCTCCACACGGCGCTTGCCACGGAGGCCGCGCTGGGAGCGGCAGCGGTGGGGATGCTGTCGAGTTTTCCGCCGCTGCGCTCGAGGTCGGAGCGGATGGCTGCCACGAGGGCGATTTCGTCCACATTCTGGTTGCCGATGGCGCCGACGAGGGCGTTGAGCACGGCTTGGCCGTCGCCTTCGTTGAGGAGCGAGCCTTCCACGGCTGCGCTGATCTGCGCGGTGGTTGGGATGTCCGAGACCGCTGCGGGCGAGGCCGGGAGGTTGTCGGTTTTGGCCTTGATTGCCGAGATGTCCGAGTTCGCTGGGGCTGTGTATCCAGAGGAAGCGAGTCGGCTCGAAACGGAGGCGTCGAGATTGCTGAGTTCGGTCAGCTCTGTGCGAACGGCTGAAGCCACAGCGGCGGCTGTCGGGGCGCTGGTCGGGGCTGTGTAGGCTGCCGAGGCCAGACGGCTTGAGACGGAGGCATCCAGATTAGAAAGCTCGGTCAGTTCGGTGCGCACGGCTGAGGCCACCGATGCCGCACTTGGCACGCTCGGGAGGTCGCCGGTCGTGAGGGTCGAGCGGCTCGAGATCGTTGCGTCGAGGTTGGCGAGCTTGGTCGAGTTGGAATCCAGTTCTGTTCGGATCTGGACCACGCTGGGGATCGTGAGACCAAAGATGGCAGCTTCAACGAGGCTTTGGTCGGCGGGGTCGCTCGGCAACGCATCGGTCTTGCTCTTGATGGCCGAGATGTCCGAGGTCGGGATGTCGGCGGCCACGGCGCGGGTGCTGGTGGCGACATCCAAGCGCGAAAGTTCGGTGGATAGCTCCGTTCTTACCTGGCTGGCGATTTGGCTTGGCGTCGGCACAGTCGGTGCGTTGGTGAGCGTGTCAACCACGCCGCCGGTGATGGTCTTGGTCGAAGCTCCCCATACCGCTGTAGCGATTTCTGAAGCTGTGGGCACTGAAATGGTTAGGGTTCCGACCGTATTGTCCACGGGAGTTCCCATGGCCACCGCTGCCGGGCTTGGAACGGCACAGGTGCCAGTGACGACTCCTCCGATGCCATAGGGGGTTCCGCTGCGCACATTGCTGGCGGCGGGGAAGTTTGTGGCGTTGTCGGGCGTGACGAGGTTGCGCTTTTGCAGGAGCGTCTGTGTTCCGACTTCGATGTATGTCTGGTTGTTCAGCGCGGAGGCCCAGCGCCATGCGAGGCACCCGATTGGATTGACGCCGAAAGTTGGCGAAATCAAGAACGGCCCGGTGAGGAGCGTGACTTGCTGGCGATTTATGCCTCCGACGCCTGCGTTAAATTCGCTGGCTTGAATGACGCCATCGATGAGCATGGTGCCGGTGGAGGTGTTGTTTGCTCCGACGGTTGCTCCAGCCGTTACGGTGCCTGTGATGTTTAAAGTGCCGGTGCTGCCATTATCTACGCCAGCGGCACTACCTCCAATACAAGATCCACTAATGTTGAGAGTTCCAGAAGATCCATTTCTTGCACCATAGCCTAAATTAGCCCCTCCAGTCACTACACCTGTGATGTTAAGTGTTCCTGTGCCAGTTAAAGTTGCCGCCGAGCCACTTCCTGAGGATGAACTGCCGCCCGTGCAATTTCCTACAATGGCAGCAGAAGTTCCAGAACCTCCTGCAAAGGTTGCGCATGGCGAAGTCGTGGTGCCTGCAAAAACATTGGCCGTAAGCGTCACGCCATTGGAAAGCGTGAATGACCCGCCTGCGGTGGCTCCGCCGGTCGTGTCATTGCGCACCTCGCCCGTCGCGCCGAGGTTGGTCGAGACATTGACGGTGATGGCGAAAGAGTTCGCCATAAGGACATCGCCAGCGGCGAATGTGACAGCCGATGCCGTTCCGGCGGGAGCGGTCGCCCAGACATCGGCGGCGTTGATGTTTCCTGCCTTGCGGGCGTAATAGGTTGGCATGGCTTAGAGTCCTTTCGCTTGGAGGTAGGCTTGGAGGGCAGCTTGGATCGCGCCGATGGCGGTTTGCTCTTCGGCGTTGGCTTGAGAGAGCGAGCCGAGGACGACGGCTTTGCGGTGTTCCATGCCTGCTTGCTCGACCACTCCGTCTTCGACTCGGGTCGGGATGAGGGACATGGCTACATTCGCGTCTGGTTGTCCAGTTTCGGGTTTGTAAAATCCAGTGATCGCCAGTTGGAGAGAATAACGGTCGTAGGTTTTGCCGTCGATTTGGAGTGGTGTGGATGCTGTCATGGTGGTGGTTTTTTTGAGGTTTTTAGCTGTAGGAAAGGGAGGCGCGATTTGACCACGCGCCGGTGGCGGAGGCTTCTTGGGATGTTGTTCCTGCTGCGTTGAAGATGGTGCGGGAGATTTCCCAGGACTCGGAGTCATACACCGAACCGGTGTTCGGGAATTCTGAGTAAAGAAGGTATCCGAGGAAGGTGGTGGTGCCATCGGCGGAGAGGTCGAAGGCCCAGACGCGATCTGGCGCGTCTTTGGCACCGGCGAGTTTGTAGACCGTGCCGTTCGGATGCTTGGCGTAAATCTTCCGATCTGTGTGGTTGATCGAAATCGCTCCGGGCGAGAGCTGGTCTGCGGTTGGGATTTTGCCCGCGACCGTCGAAAGTTTGGGAACTATTTGTGTGTTTGCCATGTGGCGTTTTTTGTTTTGCGGAGTTTTGACCCCCCGCGTGGCGAGGCGCTATTTGAGCGCCCCGCCGGGGTTGGTGGGTTTAGGGACTAGTAAACGCCGCCATCTATCGTGCTCTCCAAGGCGGAGATACGAAGTTCATGGTCAGCCACATCGGCCTCGACTGCGTCCAGGCGGCTGTCGGCGCTGGCTCCTTCGAGAGCCGTGATGCGGTTGGAGAGCGAGGTATCGGCTGTCGCGCGAGTCGAGCTCTCGGCATCCAGATTGGTCTGGACTGCGGCGATGTCGGACTCGAGGCCGGACACATCCGAAGCGCGGGCTGCGGCCTCGGCGGAGACTGCGGCGATGCGAGCGGACTCTTCGTCCAGGATGTCTTGCTCGGCGGCGCTGACGCGGGTGGTCAGGGCGCTGAGGTCGCTCGAGACGGTGTCGATGTTGCCTTGGAGGCTGGAGTCGCCGGAGGTGCGGGCGGAGGTCTCGTCAGCGATCGAGTCGTTGATCGACAAGATGGCGGCTGCCAGGGCGTTGTCGTTGGTCAGGTCGACCGAATTGATCAAATCGACAATTTCTTTAAAATTATCGGCGTCAGCCGTTGATGCTGAAAGAATTGCATCGATGCGGCCTTTCTCGGTCGTGATCTTGCCGTCGAGGGTCGTGTCGGCTGCTTCCAAAGTGGAAACGGCTGAGCTGATCGCGGACTGGCGGGCGGATGTCTCGGCGGCGATGTCGTCGGCGAGGTCGCTCTCGGCACCTTGAGCGCGGGAGATTTCCGCATTGAGGTTCGTGGTGAGCGTCGAATCCGCTGCTTCGCGTGCCGATTGCTCGCTTGAAACGGCGCTATCAACATAGGTCTTCTTGGCGAAGACATGCTCGCCGCCGATGGCGAGGACGCCTTGGGCTGTGCCTACAAAGAGGCTTTTGTTCAGTGTGTCGATTGCCAGCTCGCCCGTCTGAAGACTGACGGGAGCGCCTGAACCGCGTTTGATTTTGATGATTGGATTGGCCATGGCTAATTAGGTGGTGGTTGTGGTTTTGGTTGGGCTGTTCGTGGGTGGGTGATTGTCAAAAATTACCGGCATCGATGATGGGAATCATGAGGGCGTAGGCGCTCGCGGAGGGTGACCAGCGGTAGGGCATGCCTTCGTCCATCGCCATATACAGGCGGTCCGCTTTCCCGACGCTCGGGAAGCTCGATCGGTTCGGGTATTCGACGATGACGGCCGGGAGCGTGAGGTCGAAGCCGGAGAGGTCGAGCTGCTGCGTGATGTTGCTCTCGGTGATGGTCGTCATGTGTAGGAGAGCGTTGTGCGGTTAGCCCATGAGCCGGTGGCTTCTGCGGTTGCTAGAACCCGCCCGGCGGCGGAGAGGGTGCTGCGGCGGATGGTCCAGCTTGTGGCGGTCTCGGGGAGGGCAGGAGCGGCGGGGCGGTCGGCATTGAGCAACCGGCCGCTGTAGGTGGTGAGGCCGTTGGCGCTGATGTCGAAGGCGTAGAGGTAGAGCGTGGGGTCAATGGGCGGCTGGACGGTGCGGAGGCCGAGGACGGTGCAGGAGATCTGCATTCCGGCGGCGGGCGCGCTGTCGAAGGTGATCGTGCCGCTGGCTTCGCTCACGGTGTAGTCGCTCACGGGGGTTTGCGTGACACCGTTCAACGCCACGAGGACATGCTCGGGGTCGTTGCCTGCAAGTCCGTCGATGGGGAAGGTGACGCTCACGCCGTCACCGAAGCGAACCGTGGTGTTGATCGAGAGGCCGGGGGCGGAGGCGATGATGTAGGACGAAAGGCCGGTGATTTCGGTGGCGGCGTGGGTGTGGACCGTGTCGGCTTTGGAAAGCTCGACCCAGAGTTTGAATGCGGGCGAGGCGGAGGGATCGAAGGCGGCCCAGTAGCTTCCTGGCGGTGGATAGCCAGGATTCGGCTCGCCGACGCGGCGGTAGAGTTCGCCGTTGAAGGTGACGACTTGTCCTGGGAAATAGTCGGCTCCGTTATTGTAGACCCCTTGGTAATCGACGGGCTCGGGTTGGAGGGCGGTGTCGGCCTTGGCGCCTTGGGCGGCGGTGGCTTTGCCGTCGATTTCGGACTGGAGCGCGGCATCGGCGGCGATTCGCTCGGTGCGCTCGGTGTTGATGACCTCCACGGCTTCCGAAATCGAATCCAGCGCGGCTGGGTCGAGGTTGGCGAGGAGGTCGTCTATGCGATCGTTGGCGGCATCGAGGGCGTCGCCGAGGCCGTTGATTTCGCTGATCGGGTGCGTGTGGGCGGAAGGCGCGAAGGTGCTCGGCTTGCCGGTCAGGCTGCTCCAATCAACGGGCGGGGAGACGGCGACGACGGCGGAGGCGAAGTCGGTGATCTGCGACGCGGTGTGCGTGTGGGTGCTCGGCGGGAAGGTGGCGGGCTTGTTCAGCACGCTGTCCCAAGTGGGCGGCGGGGCGAGTTCGGCGATGGCTTGCGCCGTTCGGAGCGGCGTCATCCATTTGTCGTTCGAAAGACCGGCTTCAGCTTCGGCTTGGGTGGCTTTGCCGTCGGGGAGCGCGGCGGGGGTGGCCTCGTCGCCGAGGATGACGGAGTTTTGAACTTCGACTTGGAGGGTGGCGGTGCGCAATGCCTGGCTCGGAGCGGTCCAGCGGATCTCGAGGAAGGCGGCGATGCTGGCAGGATCGGAGGAGAATGCGGCCTCGACTGGGACGGTGTTCAGGTCAAGGATGGTGGACCCAGGAGCCGCCAAAGCTAAAAAATTGGAGTCACTGAAAGAGGACTTGAGGGCGACGGTGGTCTGGGTGCCTGTAACGGGCGAGACGGCCACGCCGGACTCGACAAAGACGACCTCGATGGGCACCTGGTCGCGGCGCTTTAGCACGAGCGTTTGCAATGCGACATTCGACGCGGCCGATTTGATG